GGAGAGCCCCGTGAACTGGATATTCGTCGCGAGCATCGCCTCGCCGCGGTCCGTCTCCACGGTGCCGCCGTCGGCGTGCCGTGCCTCGATCGAGACTTCGAGGTGGCCGTCGGCCGCCTGATCGGCGAGACTCGCGTCGTCGAGTTCGGCCTCGTAGAGCACGCCGCGGTCCGCGTCGAACCCGGCGCGGACGACCTTGCCGACCGTCTGTTCGCTGTGGAGCGGGTTGACGGGCGTGCCTTCCAGCGAGGCGGCCGCCGCGCGGAGCTCGTCGGCGGTCCAGATTTTCTGATCTCCCGAGAGGCCGCGACTAACGTCATCCACTCCGACCGCGACGCCGCTAATAACCTGTTCGCTGTCGTCGGCGAGGCCGGCGACGTGGCTCGTGAGGGTTGTCGTTGTCATGGGCTGAAAGAGTCCGCGCCGGGTCTGGAGCTCGGCCCCGGCGGGCGTCATCGGGTCGCTTCGCGCCGTCAGTCAGCCGTCACGCCGTCGATCTGCGGGCGGATGCCGGCCTCGGACAGCCGTTCCCAACGGAGGTGACAGTCGCGACAGAGCGTGATAAGGTTCTCCGGCGCGTTCCGCTCCTCCGGGTCGTCGATGTCGCGGGCTTTGATGAGGTGGTGGACGTGGAGTTTCTCATCATATTGGTCGAGGTGGTCGTCCTGCGTGACTGAACACGCCGGGTCTTGGCAGGTGTGGTCGTCACGTTCGCGGACTTGGCGGCGTTTTGAGGGGTCCCAGCCGGGACCGTAGGCTTTTCGCCCACCCCTCCAATTCGGGTGGTTTTTTCCTGCCAACTCACGGGCTTCAATTCCGTGCCGCCTCAGCCACTGGCTGACTGTTGTGGCGGCGCACCCACATTCGCTGGCTATTTCATATGTCGTTTGCCCCTCTTCAACATACTGCTGGTGCATCCACTGGCTGTCTTTAAGCCTCTCATCACTCTGAGGCCCGCCATTTCGAGTATCTATACCATGCCGGTTTAACCACGTCCAGACCGCATTATGAGAACACCCCAACTTCTCCGCAATACCGATAGTAGACATACCCTTTTTGATGTATTGCGCCCGGAGCCAGTCTTCATTTTCCAACCTCACATCGGGTGTCGGTTGACGTGGACGTGTTTTTATGCTGTTTCTTTTTAATGCCCTCAACACCGTAGTGTCTGAACAGTCACAATCCAGCGCTATCTCGGCGGCAGAACGCTCCTTTTTGACATATTCTTTCCGGAGCCATTTTTTATCATTTAGCCTTTCGTCAGCCGCTGGTTGAGCCGGCCGCGTCTCTATATCATACCGATCTAACCACCTACCAACGGTGCCGGAATGGCATCCACATTCGTCGGCAATATCAATCGTAGACCGGCTCCTCTCCACGTACTGCTCCCGGAGCCACTCCTCGTCGCGGTACTTCGGCTCGTCACTCACAGAGAACCGCCTCCATTCCCGGTAGGCCACGAGTGTACCACTCGGCGCTGATATGACAGGACTCACACAGCGTCATCAAGTTCCACGACTCGTTTGTCCCGCCGGCCGAGATCGGGACGATGTGGTGGACGTCGAGTTTACACTCGGAGGCCCCGCAGTTGTAGCACTCCTCGGCACGTTCGTCATCTCGGACCGTCCACCATGACGGCCGCAGTTGCTTCCGGAGGTTGTCGATGAGATGTTTCCCGCCGCGCCATCGTGGATGATCCTGTCCGGTGACGCCTTTCATCCCGTTCTCCTCGCGGGCGGGCGCGCCTTTGTGGGCGTTCTCTTTGGCGACCTCGGCGTGTTTTTCAGGGTTCTCACGGACCCACTCGGAAATATAACCACCGTCGCCGTACTTTTCGCGGTGTCCCTCGCGAGCGGCCTTTGTTTGCTTCTTGCGCTCCTCCTCCGACATCTGCTGGTATTTCACACGCTCGGCGTCCGATTGCCCGCGGACATCGACGTCGGTGTGTTTGAAACCTGTGTAAATGGCTGACCGAGATATGCCCAATACGTCGGACATCTGGTTCACAGACATCTTTGCGTCGTGGTGGAGGTGATATAACAACCGACCCAACGAGACACCGTGTTCATAGGCGGCCTCGTGTGCCTTGGTTTTCCTCGGCAGCCCGGCGTATTCTTTTGCCCGGCCGTACGTCGAGCCACCGATGTCAAGCCTCTCTTGTATCTCCGCAGCAGTGTGGTCCCAATATAGCGTTTTGAGTTCGTCTGCCACCTGTTTGTACTTCGGCTCCGGCATAGGAATAATTACACACCGGCAGTCCTTAAGCCTTCTGTCACGCTATTACGGGGAGTATAGCGCATCTACAATTTATATGACAGGGGGGCTTCACCCGGTAGGTGCCTGCGTCGTTCGGGACGGCGTCGGGGTCAGTCGACGGGTCGAACTCGAACGTCGCCGTCCGCATCTCACCGATTTCGAACTCCGACCCTTCAAGAGCGTTACATATTGGACAGACTCTTTGATCGTCTGCCGTAGCGAATTCCCCGGAGACGGTCGCGCCCTCGACGCCAGCGCGTTCGTAACGATCGAGCGAAGCGTCAGCATAACTATTTATAATTTCCGTACGAGCGAGCGCGTTCGCTCGGGTGCGTTCTATGCTTTCGACGGCGTCGGTCAGCCGTCGCGCCATCTCCTTTGGGTTGACACCCTCGGCGAGCCCCTCGGTCAACGTCTCGCGGACGACCGGCGCCGCCGCGCTCGTGACGGTTTCGAGGTTCTCATACGTGCGGGTGTAGAGGCGGCGGAGTTGCTCGGTCGGCACGCCGAGGCGGAACACGTCGTCGACCGCCTCGGTCGCGACGCCCGCGTTCTGGAGGCGCTCGCGCGCCTGTTCCCAGCCGGAGACGTACGCGGCGCGAATGTACGTCGAACTCCAGTGCTCGCCGTTCCGCACCTCGCGCCGCGTCGCCGGTTCGAGCACGTCGCTGTCGAGTTGCTCGCGGAGCCACTTCAGGAACGCCCGAATCTTCCCGGAGTCGGTCGGGAAGCGTTCGACATCGTCCGCGTCCGCGAGGCGAGCGTCCTGCGCGAGGTGGAACACGTCGCCCTCGTAGCCCGCGGCCTCACGGATGCGGCCGCGGAGGCGGCGGAACCGACGCCGGATCTCCCGGAGGAACCGCTCGCGGAGGTCCTGCGTGTTCGTCGGGTCGTCCAGCTCGGCGAGGCGAGCGTGGTCGTGTGCGTGCGCGTGCGCGCTCATGTTACTCCCGCCACTGCTCCGTCAGCAGCACCCTGTCTTTCATCGCGGCACAGAACGGCGCTGTCCGGCCGATCTCGCCGCGCATCTCGCGCTGGCAGCCGTCGAACGAGCCGTCCATCCCGGCCCACGCTTTCAGGAGGATGACGCGGTTCGGCGTCGACGACTGTCGCCACGAGGGCGGGTAGTCCCAGTCGGTCACGCCGAGTTCGGCGATGCTGTCGGCGTCGGTGTCTGCGTCCGCGAGGTGCGTGTCGAGCATCGCCTCCGCCTCCGCGGCCGCGTCCGTCGCGTCGTCGACGCCCTCCACCTCGATCGTCGTCTTCGTGAGGTCACTCGCCGAGAACAGGTCAAACGCCGGGCGGCCGCCCTCGGTCGCCACGACGTACGTCGGCGACGACGCGGACGCTTCGACCGCCTGCCCGGCGAACGTGTCGTCGCTCTCGAACACGGCGATGACGACGCCGCCCCCGTCAGGCGTCTCGACCTCGTCGCCCTCGCCGTAGCGCGTCGCGAGGTATGCGTCCTCGAACGTCTCGCGCACGCGCGGGTCCGTCTCGTCCGGGAGCGCCATCGCGGCGTCCTCGTCGGCGTCCGGAGCGTCGGGCGGCTCCGGCGACAGGCCGAGGAACGTCTCCCGAATCTCGTGCGGCGGGACGACCTGCTCGACGGCGCCACCGGGTGCGCCCGCCTTGAGCCCCTGCATGAGCGCGGAGAACTCGTCGGGGTTGACGTTCTCGTCGTTGAGCGGGTTCTCCGCTTCCGGCGGCTCGATGACGAGCGCGACGTCGCCCTCGATCTCCCGGTCGGCCTTCGCGTCGCCGAACAGGAACTCCCGCGCCTTCTGGTGGAGGAGGTCGTGGAACGCGCTTTCGAGACGGTCGCGGGCGCGGGTGACTTCCTCGCGGTAGTCGTCCTGCTGGACCGAGGTGACGTCGCGGTTGATGTCGCCGGCGAAGCCGACGCGATACAGCGGCGTCGGCAGCGCGGTAAGGATGTACTCGATCTGCTGTTGTATCTGGTCGACGTTCGACGGGACGTCGCTGTCGAACTGCTGCGTCTCCGCCATGTAGTTCGTCACGTTGACGCGCTCGGGGTCCGAGGGGTCGAACGAGTCGAGCAGCGCCCGCGCCTCGTCCTCGTCGTCGGTGTCGACCTTTACGATCCAGTGGCCGTATCCCACGGCCTTAATCGCCTGTGCCGTGTCCGAGAACATCTCCCGGAGCTGCTCCGAGCGGTCGATGACTGACAACGTGTCCGGCTCCCCGAAGATGGCGCCCGTGTCCGGGTCGTTGCTAAGGACCGTCACGTCGTCAAGGGCGAACGGGATGTCGTCCCGCTCGTCGTAACTCCCGAGGATGTCGTCGAACTGGACGAACGCCGCCGCCTTTCCGGCCGGCGTCTCCGGTGCCTCATCAAATCGCGTCTGGTCGCCGCCGCCGGGCTGAATCGCGACCGTCTCCGAGTCCATCTCGGCGTCGTCCGGTTGGAGGAGGATGCGCTTTCCGCTCCGGTGGTACGCGGTCGTCTCCTCGGCTTTGAACGCCCGCAGGCCGAGGATATAGTCACGCTCGCGCGGGTCGTCGTACGCGTGCTCGACGAACGCCGTCCCGCGCCGGCCGCGGAGGTCGATAAGGACGTCTTCGAGGAGGTCGGCGAAGTCGCGGTCGAAGCGCCCGCCGATGATGGCCGCCGTGGAGAGCCACGCTTCGAGCGCGTCCGACAGCGCCATCCCGCGGAACTCCGCGAAGCGATAGTCGTCGGGGACGGTCGGCTCGTCGCCGTCCTCCGGCATCGAGACGTCGACGCGATACCCCGGCTCGCAGACGTCGGCCGCGAAGTTCCGGATCGGCTGCCGGATGAGCGGGTTCGCGTAGTACTCGTCGGTCGCCCGCTCGATGTCCTCTTTGTCCGGTTCCTGTGTGTGTTCCTCGCGGCCGATGGCGATGGGGCGCTCGTCGCGTGCCTGCGGCGAGGGGTCGCCGTCCTGTGAGGGTGCGAGTCGGGCGACTGTCTCTCGGAGCCGGGCCGTCAGTGAGGTGTCGTCGTCGCTCATGGTATCACAACTGGAAAGCTAAAATATCGCCCGAGGCCGACCGGCCGGAGAAGCCGTCGACGGCGAGCGCGAGCGCGTCCGGGTGGTCGTCGTGGCCGTCGTCCGGGTGCGTGATCTTCGTCTTCCCCGACGCCGTCAGCGAGTACGTGAGCTTCTTAAGCTCGCGCGACAGGCGCGGATGCTGGACGAGGCCGACCTCGTCGCTTTCGAGCGCCGACTTCAGGCCGTTATACATCGACTGCTTTCGGTCGATGGTGAATTTCACGCCCTCAACGGCTGCCCGGCCGACTTCGTTTTCGAGCATCTCGACGACGCCCGCGCCGAGGCCCGTCTCGTCGACGAGGATGGCGCCCGGCGAGTGCCGGTCGTGGAGTCGGGACAGTTCGCCGGCCGCGTCTGTCAGCGTCATGTCGGCGTCGGAGATGAGCACCTTCGCCGCTCCCGCGGAGTCCACGCCGACGATGGCCGTCCGGTCGTCGCCGGCGCGGGCGATGTCGGCGCCGAGGGCGACGATGTCGCCCGTGTCGAACGTCACGTCGCCCGTGACGCCGTCGATGAGTTCCGGGCTAAAGAAGCGGTCCGACGAGCCGATGAACTCGCCGAGGTATTCCTGCCGCCACGTCCGCGCCTCGGTCTTCCGCTTGCGCTCCGCCAGCCACTCGGGATCGACGAGCGGGGAGATCGCCGTCGGCCACCGCGGCGAGTGCCAGTCGTCATCGAGGCGGCACTTCTCGAAAAAGTATCCCGCGTCGCCCGCGGGCGTTGACGTCAGTATGAACGTGTAGGTGTCATGCGTCGTAAAGAACGGCTCGATGACGT